GGCTTCATCGTATGGTGGGCGAAGGCACAGCACGACGAACTGGGGCGCGTCCGAATATTGTTGAATAAAACACGCGAAGAAATTGCAAGAGAATACGTCAGTAAGTCTGATAGCTCACAAGTTTTAAGCCAAATTATGATTAAATTTGACCGCATTGAGGAAAAGATTGACCGCCTAATGGAGCGTTGAACAGGAAAAGATATACGAAACTTATTCTTTAGAGTATTATGAGGCGAAAGGAGTGCTGGTTAAATGAGTCTTATAACAACTTTAGTTGGTCCAGTCACAGGCCTTCTTGATAAATTTATAGAAGACAAAGATCAGAAAGCTGCTCTCGCTCATGAAATTGCTACAATGGGTGAGCGACACTCCCAAGAGGCTTTGCTTTCCCAACTAGAAATTAACAAAGCAGAAGCTGCGAGTGGAAGCCTATTCAAAGGCGGCTGGAGGCCATTCGTTGGTTGGATCTGCGGATTCGCTCTGCTTTACCATTTTATTCTGTGTCCTGTTATTATATTTATTGTCACACTGACAGGTGCTGTTCTTCCTCCTCTCCCAGAGTTTGACATGGGAAGCTTAATGACTGTTCTCCTTGGGATGCTAGGAATTGGTGGACTGAGAACATATGAGAAGCAAAAAGGACTAACTAAATGACTTTTAAACTAAGTGCGAGAAGCGAGGCAAAGCTAGAAGGGCTAGACCCAAGGCTTGCCGCAGTTGTCAAGTCAGCCATCCACCGGACTAAGATTGATTTCGGCGTGATCTGTGGCATGAGAACTATGGAAGAACAAAAGGCTCTTGTTGAAAAAGGAGCGTCACAAACGATGAAGTCCAAGCATCTTCAAGGTTACGCCGTTGATTTAATGGCTTATATTGGCAGCCGTGCATCTTGGGAATTGAATCTTTATGATGACATTGCTGATGCTATGGCCGAAGCTGCACGAGAAGTCGATGTTCCTATTAGGTGGGGTGCTGCTTGGACAATTTCAAATATAGCTCAATTCCAAGGTGGCAGCATGGAAGATGCCATGAACAGCTACATCGATGAACGCAGAACACAAGGTCGTCGTCCGTTCATCGATGGTCCGCATTTTGAATTAATGGTTTAGGAAACGCAAATGCCGTTACAGCTATTACAACTAAAGCCAGGAATCATTAAAGACATCACGGAATATTCCGCTGGTAAGAATGGTCCTTTCTGGGTTGATGGCGATCTTGTTAGGTTCCGGAATGGCTATCCTACGAAGCTCGGTGGCTGGGAGAAAAGCGTAATAAACCAGACCGACTCAGCTGGGACTGTGACTAGCACAGAAACAGCAATCCAAGGCATTGCTCGCAAGATGGTTAATTGGCGAGCAATAACTGATGGTGAAGATCGGATTGCCGTCGGAACACACAATCATTTATTTATAGTCCAAGATGATATTCTTTATGATATTACACCATTGCGCGACAAGACTGATGCAGCGACCACCACAACCGAGGCGCTGGACAATAGCGAGACAGCAATCGACCTTACAAGTGTCACAGGATTTAAAACTGCTGGTGTTGTTAAGATAGATTCCGAAATAATAACCTACACAGGAATCAGCACTCTTACTCTAACAGGATGCACCAGAGGGACCAATTCAAGTTCAGCAGCAGCTCACGACAGTGGTGCTATTGTCACTCAGATCCTTATTGCTCCGATCACAACAGCCGACACCACTACCACCTTAACAATAACTGATAGCGGGCATGGAGCAGTTGTAGGTGATTTCGTTGTATTTAGCGGAGCTGCGGCTGTTGGTGGTGTGACTGCTGAGAACTTGAATAGGAAAGCTGGTTATCAAATAGTCAGCATCCCAAGTGCGAATACCTACACAGTGGCCTCTCCGACAGCAGCCACAAGCACAGCGACAGGTGGCGGGAACGCGGTTGTCATAAGTTACCTAATTGGTAGTGCAGCAGGACTAGGAGCCCAAAGCTCAGATCCAGCACTAGGTTGGGGTGTTGGCGGTTTTGGTGCTGAGGGTTGGAACCAACCTCGATCTTCATCAGAGTCCGATGTTAATCTAACGAACTCTTCTTGGAATCTAAATCTCTGGGGAGAGGACTTGATTGCCACAGTTCGTGGTGGTGCTATTTATTATTGGGACACCTCTGCCACAGTATCAACAAGAGCTTCTTTAGTTTCTTCTATCTCTGGAGCACTAAGTGTACCAGCCATTGCAGAGGTGACGACTGTTTCCTTCCCTGATCGTCACTTTATTGCTGGTGGTTGCACGGAATATGCTGGGAATAATCTAGACCCTATGCTTATTCGCTGGTCAAACCAAGAAGACTTTACTGACTTCGGGCCAACTGCGATAAACTCAGCTGGAGACCAGAGGCTTGAGATTGGGACTAAAATAATTGCAATCACTCCTTCGCGTGAGGAAACAATCATATCAACAGATGAAGCCATCTATGGCATGACGTTTGTTGGGCCACCATTTATATTCAGCTTCAGGCTCTTGGCCTCGAATGCAGGTTCCGCTGGTCTGAATACGATGATCAGTGTTGATTCGGATGTTTTCTGGATGGGCAAGCGGAACTTCTTTTCTTATAATGGCGTTGTAAAAGAGCTTCCTTGCTCGGTTCAATATTATGTATTCGACCGAATGCAGACTAGATATATTGATAAGGTGGTCTGCGGGCACAACAAAATGTTCAAGGAAGTCACTTGGTTCTATGTCTCCAATGACAACGCCGCAGAAACTAACCCAGAGCCAGACAGCTATGTTACATTCAATTATGCTGAGAGTGCATGGAGCGTTGGAACCATGGACCGGACGGTTTGGAATGATAGTTTTGGTGCTCAACAAGTTCCATTCGCTTTTGACGCAGGTGGACATCTTTACAACCACGAGACAGGGACCAGCGCAGATGGTGCGGCGATGAATAGCTATATTGAAAGCTCTCCAAGTGAGTTGACGCAAGCTGGGGAGGATCTGTATTTAGTTGATAAGGTTATTCCGGATGTTACAATGTCGGCGAACACCTCTCTGTCAATGTATTTAAACACCAGAAAATATCCAAATTCTACAGAAGTGATAAAAGGCCCATTCACAATAACCAGCTCAACAGGAAAAGTCAGCACCAGAGCCAAAGGTCGGCAAATGAGTATGAAGCTGGAAAGCACAGGAACTCAGGACGAGTGGAGTCTTGGGACATTTAGAGTTAATTCTAGACAGGATGGTATGCGATGAGTGGCGTTGGTGGACATCTAAGGCTTCCAAGCCCACCAGAGAAGTATGAGCAAGGCTATATGGCTCGTCTCACCAACACTCTTGAGCTTGACAAACAAATGACTTACTTTGCAGCCGATTCTGCTTTAAACAATGTATTTGAAAGAGCAGAAGCAACAGCGTGGTTTATATCTTAGATGGCAAATAATTACAAAAATGCGAAATTAGACCTTACATCTACAGATGCAACAGTCCTGTACACCTGCCCAAATGCGACCACTGGTATTGTTAAATCAATTCTTGCCTCGGAAGACTCAGGAACTGCGGATACAATAACAGTCACAATAACAGACTCTGCTGCTGCTGTTTTCAGCTTGTTTAAAGTCACCGCAGTTGCAGCCAACACGACAGTTGAGTTATTATCATCACCGCTGGTGGTGCAAGAAAATGAAATTTTAAAAGTTACAGCCGCGACTGCAAACAGGCTTCACGTTGTAGCTAGTTTGCTAGAAGTAAGTTAAAGGAGTTTTGCCATGGCAGAGACAAATTTCGGAGCTAATCCGGTGGATGACGGAACCATAGATCCTCAGACATATACATATGATCTTTTTAAATTCCGGAAAAACGATCCGAACTTAGGCGGCAAGAAGCTTCAGGATGTTTATGGTCGAGGCGGGATGCCTTCTTTCCAGTGGGTCGAGGCTATAAAGGACGGCACGCGAACTTACACTGACACAAGCGCAGAAGACCAAGCACGATTAGCTCAAGCCAAAGCTGATTGGGATGCTGCTGGGGGCAGTGCTTCCGGACAACCAAACCCTGTGGATGTAATAGCAGAGCTCGCACCTATTGTTTCTCAAGCAGCCAGTGGGGTTCTTGGGAGCCTCGCAGCAGGTGGGACTGCAATGGAAGGTGTTCCTTTTACTGGTACAGGATCTCTGGATGTCGATGTGGGTAATACTTATTTCGATCCGAACAAATTAAATAAGATACAGGTGGACAAACTTAATGCGACGGGAGCGATAACTCCAGATGGAATGATAGACAGCACTGTTGCTTCAGAGGCTCTCGGTGGGGCAGAGCAAGTGCAAAGTGCTGGTGGTATTATCGGCGCGAACCAAGCGGTTGCTGGAACAAGTTTCGTCGATATGTTAGACCCAAGAACAGATGCTGGCATGCAGAACTTGAAGTCTGCGGGAGGTGCTGCTCTCGGCAATTTCGGTGTTCAGCTACTCTTGGGCCAAGACCCAGTTAAAGCAGCGAAGTCTGCAGGAGCTGGAGCGATTGGCCAAGCTATTGGGACTGCGATTTTTGGACCAGTCGGTGGAGCGATTGGTGGTGCTTTCGGAAGCATTATTGGTGGCCGTGTTATTTGCAATGAATTAATGCGTCAAGGTCTGCTTACAAGAAAAGAAGTTGTGCTAGATTACAAATTCACCCGTGATTACTTGACTCCAACTCACGTCAATGGCTACCATATCTGGGCAGTCTGGATGGTTAAACAAATGCGTCAGGGCAGATTTATAAATTTCTGGAAACATGTCGCAGGACATCGAGCGAATGAGATTGCTTATATATATGGTGAAACAGATAAGCCTGATTATCTAGGCAAAGTTTACAGGAAAATCCTAGAGCCCACTTGCTGGGTGTTGGGTAAATTCTGTGATAGAACCGACTGGTCAGTGCTTTATAAACAAAAGGAGATATAAATATGGCTGAAGAAATGAACCCGAATGCAATGGGTGACCGCCCACCAATGCCAGCAATGGATGGCGCTAACATGCGCAACCCTGCTCGGGAGATGCCTCCAGAGGCCATTGCACAGCTCATGAGGCCATCAGAAGAGATTGCCGCAGTATTGCTCGCTCGCATTGCTAACATGGATCCGCAGGAGCTTATGATGCTTGACAGCGCAATAACTCCGGAAGTTGCTCAGATAATGGTAAAACTGCTTCCTGAATTAGAACAGATTATAAATCAAGTTGGCGATGCGGGTGCTCAGCAATCAGCTCCACCAGCAGAACAGATGGGTGCTCTTGGCGCAATGGGATGATTATAAGGAGAGCAGTGCCAGAAGATATATCGGAGATATACAAGTTGTTGATGGACATGTACAGCAAAATTGAAGTTGCAGCCTCACCAGTAAGCTCCCAAAAATTGTTGAATGTCATAAATTCAGCAATTCACAAAGGCATTGTTCTCGTTGCGGAAGCTAAAGGTGAGATTCTTGGATCACTAGGAGGGATGGCAAATTCTGACTGGTGGTCTGAAGAATCTCACCTCGGAGACCTCTGGTTTTACGTTTACCCAGACAAAAGAAATTCACGTGCCGCAGTAAGATTGGTTAAAACCTTTATTAATGTTGGAAAAGAGATTAACATGAAAGTCAAATTAGGGCATTTTTATTCGGGTGATATTGATCGGAAAGATAAATTCTTCGATCGGCTCGGTTTTGTAAAGACTGGCTCTTTGTATACGGAGATTCAAAATGGGTAGTAGCTGGTGCGGACAAACAACAATTGAGCTTCCTGAATATGATCAAACCTTTGGCACGACTGACCTTCCTGCTTGGGTTTCCGCAGGTGGGCGATCTCTTTTTGATCAGGCTGTTGGACTAGCAGGATCAACTCCTGGACCCTCTAATATAGACAAGCT